AAGATTAATAAATTCTTTAAGAACAGATTTTTTGTTATTGCTAAAATCTGAATATTTGGAATTGAATTTTTCTAATAATATTTTGTAAGTTAGAATACGAGTATCTTTATCATGGTGATTGAATTCATCCATAATGCTAGATGTAGTTTCTTTAGATTTAACTATGTTTGATGTTAAATGCTCTAATAAAGATAGTTTATTAGTGATGATTTGCTCATGAGATTGTTTTTTATTATCACTATATGCCTCAATTAACGTGTAAACTGCAGCTTGAGCTTTATAGTTAGGAAGTTTTGATTTAAAAAAATCTTCTAAATTGTAGTGTTTTTTAATCTCATTAATTAAATTGTATTTTTGTTTTTTAAGAGAAGTACGATTTAATTGTTTAGCACTTTCTAAAACCGTGTTAATAATAACTTCTGCTTTACCTTCTGATAAGTTAGTGCGTTTAAGTAAACTATCATATAGTTTATACTCACGACCTAACTCAGTTTTACTAAAGTATGTTTTCAGGATATTAGTCGCTTCTGAATTTTTACCCGATAATGTATCTGCAGTAATAGTTCTTACTAGAAGTTCGAATAAAATGCCTGTGTTTTTGTACTTAGAATGTTTTATTAGCATTTAGTAGTTATTTTTATTATAAATATATAAGGAAATATTAATCTCGCAATTGATTAATATCAAGTAGTGATTCTTTTGCTTTATCAGTTTGGAATACTAATGTTTTTTGAATTTCAGTTAAAAACTGTTTATTCTTTAAATATGTAGTATTTGAATTTTCGTTAATAGCTTTGCTGTTATATCCTGGCTGGTCGTCAACTTTCATATCTTTTCTACCTAATCTATCTCTACCAAATACGTTATCTTGAGTATTAATGTTTGATACTTTTTCTTCAGGACGGCCTAATTTAACATCATCTCCATAACCTGCAGGTACATTTCCTGGGTCAGACGTCATTCTACTTTTACCATATAATGAAGCCAAATCATGAGGTGTACCATACGATCTTCCAGTTTCTAATGGATCGTTGCCTTCTTCTGTTACTTGACCTAATCTGAATTTACGTTTAGCATCTTGTAATATTAAATCTCTGTATTCATCAAATTGATCTTCACTAAAATGGAATACATTGTGGTAGATCCAATCTGTTGGTAATAATTGGGCTTCCATTATGTTTTTAGCTAAATCAACTTTTTCTTTCATTAATGCTATTCTCTCTTGATCATAAATGATTGATGGAGTAGTTAATGTAATTTCAAAATTTGTTAATGATTCACCTGTATATCCTTGAACATATAAATGTACTAATGCTATTCTATATAATTCAGATAACACAATACGTTGTAATCTATCAATTGTACGAGCAAAACGAATATCTTCAGCTGCTAATGTTGCTTTACCAGTTAAGTCTTTTTCGTAACCCATAAATGCTTTTGGTACTTTTAAAGCAGCAAACAACTTATCTCTTAAATAAGCTACGTCTTCAATACCATTATATTCTAAACCTTTAGTAGTCTCAATTTTTGTAGCACTATCATTACCACGAACAGGAATATAAAAATCTTCCATCATGTTTTGCATGTTGTATTTTAAATTATATTCACCAGTTTGTTGATCCATATATGGTGTTTTTTTCATTGTTGAAATTGTTTTCTTCATGAAATTTTCTACTTCATTAGGAGGAATAGATCCAACATTAATGTAAAATACACGTTTTTCTGGGGCGCGAGATATTCTATGAATTAACATAGCGTCTTCCATCAATGTATATTGTTTAAACAATTTACGAGCTGGTTCAATATATGAACGTCCATAAGGTAAATAGTTAACATCCGTTAGTAAACGAAAATGAGCCATTTCATAATTATCAAAATATATTCCATTAGTATCATCTTGTTGATTGGGAACATTATATGTACCCCCACCAACATATCCATCAGGACTGAATCTGAATCTTATAGATGATGGGTTTGCTTTATCATAATTTTCTTGGCGTTGAATATGGTATGCAGTATAAGGTATAACATTATATACTCCTAGTTTTTCCGCAATTTCTAGCTTTAAGAAAAAGTCACCATACTTACACATTTGTCTAACCCATGACCATAAATTAAATTCAATATTTAATACGTCATAAAATAAGTTATATAATATTTTTTGTATATCTTCATCTGAGCTACGAATTTGTAATACTTCACCCATTTCATTTTTTAATGAACACTCATCGGATACAATATCTAAAACAGATGCTACAATAGCGTCTGTGTCCATTACATCATAATCTGAATATAGTTGGGCTCTTAGGTATTGAAAGTTAACATTTAATTGTTGACCATAAAGTGAGGTAGCGTTTTGAGAATATATTCTACTATATCTATCAACTAATGAATTGGTTTCATATTTACCACTATTTTGAATTGAATTTACATCAATTACTTTAACTTGATTTCCTCCTTCATTTCGAATAATTACATCCGTTGAGAATAATCTTTTTAATCGTGTGAATACACTTGTATCTGCCATTTTGTTTATTTTAAATTAACCAACTAATATCCTCGCTTTGATTATTACCTAAATTCATAGTATATGGATTGTCAGTTCCGGATGCAAAATATGCTCCTTGATATGATGATGGTTTAGATATATTATTTAATGTTGCTTTTGTCATTTCTATTCCTTGTTGTTTGTTTTTTAAGGCTGTATCTCTTACATACATTCCAGTACAAAAAGATATAACTAAATCGTCATTATATCCTGATTGTGCTTCTCCTCTTCCATTTTTCCAAATGAATACTTTCATTTCTTCTATTAATCGTTTTGAACGAATGATAACACTATGATCACCTAAATATTCTCTTCCTTTATTAACTACTAAGGGACGAGTTCTAGCAGACATAGTAAAACCAGGTGTCATTTTAGATGTATCTTCATACCTAGTAAAATACGAATCAGAAGTTGTACTGTCACTTTTAGGTGAATAATATAAGTTTCTATATCCTCTTTCTATAATAGAATCTAAAGTAGACCAACCAATATTTGCATTTTCAACTACAAGCATAGCTTCATTATATTCAGTAGCTATACCACACAGCAAATATCCAAATTCTTTTGGTGATATTTGACTTTTATATTCTGCTACTTGAGCATTAGTTTCTAAATCGAATACATGAAATGCTGAGTAATCTCGTCCATCGCCTCTAGCTACATCAGCTATAACCATATAATTTCTAGTATAGTCAGGTGCTTCCCAAACCCATAAGTTTTTATCTACTCCTCGTCTTTCCATAGGTTCTACAACATGAGTTGTAGACATATATTCAAGATGTTCTTGATAAAATACTACCTCACCTGAGGTACTAAAATCGCAATCACATTCTTGTGCTGCTAATCTTGGGTCGCCTAGTAATTCATCTTGTCTTTTTCTCCATGCTTCATCTCTTTCGGGATGTACATACCAAGGTAGTTTAATAGGTAAGAAGTCATTTTCTTGAGCTTCTGCTCTTACCCATGTTTGATGAAACCAGTTACCCGTACCAAATGGAGTTGATAATACAATTGCACCACCACCCGTAGCTAAAGTTTGTTGAGCTGAAGCCCATATTTCGCCAATGTTATCAATAAATGCGGCCTCATCTATTATTAATAATGATGCTGCTTCTGATCGACCTGAGTCACCAGCTGCTGACACTGCTTTAATTTGAGAGCCGTTTGGTAATTTAAAAGATAATTTATTGTCTTCTAAAGGTTTAATTCCTTTAAGCCATGAAGGTAAGTTATCGTACATGAATCTTACCTTAGTAACCATATTTTTGGCTGTCTCAACTTTGGTAGCGATACAAAGAACGTTTTTGTCTTGATGGAATAACATTAACCACAAAGAATATCCTGCTGCTAATGTTGATATACCTAACTGTCTAGATTTTAATATAATAGAATATGGATTTTCTTTCCATAAATTTAATACTTTAGCCTGGAATGGGTATAAATTGAATATAACTCGTCCACGTTGAGGATGTTGTATATTACAGTATTTACGCATAAAGTGAGCTGGATCTTTTGCGCAAAGGATATATTCATCCCTTATTATTTGTTTTAAATCTTGTGACATTATTTTTTGCCTATTTTCCAAAGTGTTCTTAGACTTAAATTGGGTTTTAGATTTCCATCTACCCCTACTCCAATACCATAAACGCTTTTCTTTTTTGTTCTTAATAACAATTCAGGTCCAAAATAGTTAATTCCATTTTGACTTCCTACTAATCCTACACCTACATAAAATTCATTTTTTCTTTGAACTATAGTAAGTGTGTTACTTATTACTGGTATAGTGATTTTATATTTTATATCTCTTAATTTTATTTTATTTTGAGTAATAGAGTCATTTATATAAACACGTAAAGAATCTGCTATTAAAGAATCTTGATAGTAGTAAGTTGAGTAGTAATCTCCTATAACATATGCTGTATCTACTACTTTAGTTGTATCATGAATATATTCTATCTTTGTTTTCCATTTAGGAATATATTTTGGTACTTCTTTAGTAAGAGTGATATAAGATGTATCCGTAGTTCTTACAGTATCAGTTGATGGTGGAGTTGGTTTGGCAATATCTCCACTACATTTTTGTAATAAAAGTATAATAACTAATACTACAATAATGATAAAATAGAATTTATTTTTATTTTCAGACCAATTCATTATTTGTTTAGACCGACTCATTATTTGTTTAATTCATCATTTATAAAATCAATTAAACTCTTACCGCCTTTTTTATTAAATAATTTTTTAAGATCATCTTTCTTTTTATAGCTATCCAAAGCTGCTTTTGCTTTAGCTTTATCATCAGTAGATGCCTTTTTATCCTTTAATACTTTTGATTTATTAGTAATAGCGTTTTTATACTTATTAATTACATCTTCTTCTTCTGGAGATAATTTTTTAGCATTTAATTTACCTAATTCTTTTTCAGCTTCTTTATCTGCATCTTTAGCATTTATTTTAGGTTCTTCTTCATCAGAACTTTCTTCCTCATCACTAGTTTCCCATTCATCTTTTTCAACTTCATCCTCTTCTTCATCTGGGTTAGCTACTACTTTTGGAATATTTAAACTTGCTAAATCATCTTCAGGTGTAATTTCTTCGGGTTCTACTTCTGCTTCTTTTGGAGCAGGACCAGTAACAGCACCTAATTCTATTAATTCCCCCATTATTGGGTTAAGTACAGATGAAAATTTAATACCTACAGCAGCCATGATGTTTTTAGGTGTTATACCTTCTTCACCTGCTTCTTCAACTGTATCTAAAATTCTTTCAATCATACTACCAGCATATGCGTTTTTAATAGTAGCAAAATTTTCACCCATTTGAATATTACGACCTTTACGAGACATTTCGTTTGTAGGAACTACAACAGATGCCCCAGGTTTAGAACCTTTTAATGCTTTTATAGCTGCTTGTTTATTTGTAGATGAAATAGATGAGTCACTACTAACAGCAGCTTCTTCGTCTGAGGCTGAGCTTGCTATGAATGTTTTGGTACCTGCTTCAGTTAATTCATTTATAATTTGTTCACGAACAAATTCATATAAGTCTTTGCGTTTCATTTATATAGAGTTTTGATTATAAATATTATAAATTTAAATAAGATTGTATTTGTTTAATTCTATCCTCGTTAGAACCAGCAACAATACCAAAATTTTTAATTCTCCATAAATGTTCTGAATATAAATGTTTAATTGTTTGATCTATTTGAGTTCGGTAAATAGCATCTGTAGTACGTACACTATTGTCTTCTATTTGTACTCCTGATGGGCTTACATAAAATATCCAATCATATTCTTCAATAAAACGAGAAGCGTATTCTTCAAATCCGTGTTTATCTGCGGTATTAATGGATTCAGCATTAAAAGTAAATGCCATTACATCTATCACGGTTCTATCCGTTATAACGTTTGCTTGAATTAATTCACTGCATCTTTCTGCTAAGAATATTGTTTGTCCTTTTAATGTACTATCTGTATTTAAAGGAATACCTAAATCACGTAAATATTTACTGCGTTCAGTAGAAAAATTGTAATGTTTAAATTCTGGTAGTTCTTTGAGTGAGTTAACTAGTGTAGTCTTTCCTACACTTACTGTACCTGTAAATCCTATTTTCATAACTTTTAATTTTTGTAAATATACAAATGAAGGCTTGGTAATCCAAGCCCTCTAATTTATTTCCTTACTTTACTTAAAATTAACACCCCACTATCTGTTAAACGTTTTAATGGTGGATTAACATTTTGTGATGTTTTATTTTCTTGATATTCTCTATATAACCCTTCAATAATATTTTCGGTTAAAATACCATCTTCACCTGCATCTTTTATAATTTGAATCATATCACCTATCCATTTGTAATTACTAGCTTGAGCATATAAATTAATTAATTCATTTGCTTTAGTTGGGTTATTAATTTTATACAAAGTTTTTGGCGCAGCCATTTCCTTTAACTGGTTTTGTATAAGTTCTCTAAGGTTTTTCATAATTTATGTTTAAAAATTTTCTATAAAATCTGGGTAATCATTGTCTTCCATGAATATAAATATTATGAAAGCAAGGCTTCTGCAACATAAATCCCATGTAGTGCTGAAATATATATACCTCTTGCTCCAGCTGCATCACCTTGTAAATGAACATTGGGATATTGAGGTAACGATAAGTTAGCTTTATTTAATAAAATTTCGTTGGTTAAAAATTTTACTTCAGGGCAATAAAATATATAATTATCATTTATCCCAAATGTATTATTTAAATCTTCTATAAATTCCATTATATACTCAGCATATTTTCCGAATCCCGTTTTGAATTTATTTAATGATATTTTATATCCAGGGACTTTTTTTCCTTGATCTGTTAATGATGGTTCTCTACCTATAGGAGAGTAATATGTTGCCACCCCTTCATTTTGAAAAAATTCTACTAATTGTTTACTAAATACAAACGGATCTTCAATACCACGAGCCTCTAATAAAATTCCAAAATTAGTTAATCCATTTTCTTTATTTGGGTCTTTATGGGCATGACCATTAAAACTTTTCATCCCGTATGTTTCTTCTTCAGCTACAAATGCTGCGAAATTATTTGTACAAAATGAACGTGCGCTATCCTCTCCAAATTTCTTATATAGTTTAAAATCGTAAGCTATTTTATTTAATTCTTCAAAATATTTTCCATCAGTTTCATATCTAACTCCGAATTGTGCTGGTTTAGGTATTGTCTCTAAATTATATTTATTTATTAATTTAGTAAGTAAATCCATTCCTGATTTACCAGTTCCAATAATTAAAGTATCATATTTAATACAATTATGTCCTATATGTATTTCATTACGATGCAAATCAATATTTGTTATTTCAACATTATATGTTTGGTTTACACCACACTGTTCAAAGTATTCGAATATGTTTTTTACTTGTTGTTGACCATAATCTGTACCTAAATGATAACATGGGGATTGTCTTAATTCAAAAGGTGAAT